TCTAATCCATAAACTGAAAATACAAGATTCTTTTTTAATGTTGTTAATGAATTTGGAAGCGCTACTAAGTTATCTTTAACAAATGTTCTAAAATCAGTTTTATAAGCAGCAGGAACACCTGTTTGATAGTCATAATAACCATCAGTCATATTGTTGTTTTTTTGTGCAAAAGTTACATAAAATTCACTTGACCCTGGTTGTGGTAAATGAAACTTTAAATAATAAGCTCCTTGCGCAGAGTTTGAAGATAATGGAACTACCACTTTAGACCCACCAATGTTTATTGCGTTTAATGGTACTGTGAATGCTCCATTAGGGCCATTTACTGTATGCGGTTCAACGAATTGAATAGCGAAGTCAACATTAGTTGTTGTAAACTCGACTTTTCTAGCCATGTCTGAACTCATTGTTGCTGGTGATGTATTTGGTGTTGCCATGTTTTTTGTTTTTTAATTTTTAAAGTGTTGCTGAAGATGGTCCTGACGGTGTTTGTGGCCCTATTGGTCCTACTGGTCCTGTTGGTCCTGGTGCTGGTGGAACTTCTCCACTACTAATTGCAGGCAAGCTACTTTCTTCAATCACCAATGTATTATTAGGAGATGGTAAACTAGTGTTATATTCAACATTTACTGGAGAACCATCAAATACAAAAGATATTAAATTTGATTGTATGTAATTTGCAGTAGTCTTTAAACAGCCTTCAGATTTTCCTGTAACATCTGGAACCTCTCCAGAAGAAAGCAATTGAGTTGTTTGATAATTAGTGTCTGTATCAGAAAGAGTAAACTTTGTGATTTCAAATAAATCATTACCATTAGAATCGAATCTAGTGTTATTTTCATTAAACAGATATGCTCTACCTGTGTCTGTTAGGTAAGCCACTGAATAAACTGATGTTGCTGAAGGTATATATGCCATTTGTTATTATTTTATTATAAATATCTTAATTTAAAAAAAACTTAAAAATCTATTTCTAATTGAAATGCTAAATATCTTGATACATTCTTCTTAATTGGATAAGTAGGCTTACCAACTGCAACAAGATTATTTTGATTATTTAATATTCCAACTTCTGTTATAAACGTATCTGTATCTAATATAGAGTTATAACTAGAGTTTTGAGTTGATGTATTGAAGTTTTGGTCAGGGACTAAAACTGTCATTACAGATTTATATGATGTAGCCAAAATTGAGGCTGTTATATTTCCAAAGAAAAATGATTCACTACCGAATGTTAAACCATTAAGAGATGTATCATTATTATCGTAGAATGTATTATCTAATACATAAGTAGTTCCGCTATCATAATCTTCTTGAGAGATTATAAATTGATTTAATGACATGTCTGCTGCAGAAATAGTTAAAGAGTTTGTTCCTCCAGTATAGATTCCATTTCCAGATGTGGTAGAAACTAATCTCCATCCATCTGTCGGAATAGTATCTAAGTTTACAGAAGGGCTTGTTGTCAAGTTTACTTTATTAACTAAAAGTTGAACCTTGTTTGTATTCCATCCTGTTCCTGAATAAGAAGTCATTCCTACTGAATCTCTAAGATATGGGAAGAAAGATGTATTAAAATATCCTCTAAGATATTGTGGATTTCCTACACTATCAACATCGCCATCAATTTGTTGAATATATTGACATGGTAATGATTGTGGGTATCCATAAGATGTTCCAGAAGCATATGCCGCATCGCTCTCTGTGATGTAAGTTACAAAATAAGTATATCCAGTTTTTAAAATTCCAGTAGCGTTTGAACTTGTAAGTGGAGCTTTTGGAACTGAAGATGCATCAATATTTAAAGCAGGTAATGTATATGACCTGTTTGATTTATATGATATAGCTGTTAGTAATTCAGAGTCAGTTATAACAATCATTTTTAATTTATGATAAACTCTACCAACAACAGCGTTAGTAGTGGAGTTACCATCTCTTAATTCTCTATATGTTGTTTGTGAGATTGAATCAAATATTGTTGAACCTACTGTATCATAAAGCCTCAGCCCATGAGTAGTTCCTTGTCCAGCTGTTGCTGAATATCTGTGCCACATGATATTTGGAATATCTACAACAACAGATTTCTCTACTAATTGCTCAGCATATGTGTTTCCTGTGTATTCATTTGTATAGTGAATAACGCCTACTTGTCTTGTGTCGTCTCCGAATCCAAGATATTGTTTAGTACCATTATATTGAATTGAACCGTATGTTGTATATCCGCTTATTGTAGAGTTTGTACCCTCTACTGAACTTGTCCTAATAATGTTCATATTCCAAACCTTAGCATTAACTGTAGATGCAGAACCATAATAAGTTTCAACTCCATTATATGGATAAAAATAAGTATTTATTTCTTGAGATGTAGTAATTGCGCTTCCTCCAAAGTTTGGAATATTTCTATCAAGAGTTACTGTTGTTGCTCCAGTATCCGCAGAAAGAACTCTATACCATAAGTCGTTTGTAGGATTAGCAGAATATGTTAAAGTTGATGTGTCATTTGTCTTACCGCTATTTTGAATTGGTTCCCAAGGGATATAAATTAATTCTCCTCCTGTTGGGAAATATGAACCAGCAAGGTTTTGAACTGTAACTACATTTGTTCCATCTGGAGCACCTCCAGAATAAGATATTGAATTAAATCCTCTGTATTCATCAAAATCTATAGCCCAATTATTTGTTGTTCCAGTAAAGAAACCAGTTGATTCTGTTGCTGCAGTTATTGTCTGCGCTGCAGAACCTACAGTTATAGTAAATGCACTTGAACCATCATAACTAAGAGGTTGTGCAAATGTTGGTGCATCATCTTTAGGTGCTATAATTCTATTTAGACATCCTATATCATATGCGCCAGTTCTATCTATGCCATAATTAACTTCTCTATCAGACAATACAGCTTTGTCAAAAGTAAGTTGACCTAATGATAAAAGTCTTCTTCCCTCATCGGTGAGCTTTATATTGATAAAAGTTGTTGGCTCGTTTGGTAGATACGACATATTTTTTGTTTTTAATCTTCAGTATTTTATATAAATAGAACGATAAAATTTATTTAATTATCATTCAAAAATAAATAGTTTTAGATAAAAAGAAATTTTCTATTTACATTCAAAAAGTTTTTCGCTAATATTTATTATAAAACCTTTTGAATGGCATCAACACCAGTAAATACAGCAAACACTTTATCAGTAGCATTTAGGCCTGGGCAAGACCTTAGATTTCCTAATACGAGTTCTGAGGCTATCTTTACTTTTGGTGACTATAGAATAGAGAGAAGTAGCGAGCCAGACAACATAACAGGAGATTCTAAAAACCTTAGTTTTACTCCATTTTCTACACTAGAAAATCTTGGAGCGACTGATTTTAATCCTACAACATATACATCAATTCAAAACAATGAGCTTAAGCCATTAAATTCTGACCCTCATAGTTATTCTTATTTTGGTTCATTCTATACAGAAATAGCACGTTCTATAAATAATGTACTTGACAACTTCCCGTATGCAGCTCTTGCATATGATGACGGAGTTAGTAATACAGTATATGATTATAGTCAAACATACAATGCAACAACTGGCGGGGTGACTGCTAATTTTAAAATCCCATCAAGTGTAATAACTAATCAAGGTTCTATATTTTTCAATTCAGGTTCAACAGTTGGAAATCAATATAGCTTGATGACTCAAACAAACATGTTTGAAATTCAGGTGAGTGGGGAAACAGAAACTTATAAAATTGAATCGTATTCTTACACTGGGGGTACAACTCCAGTTCTTGAATTTACAATATTAGGTAGTTTATTAACAGGGACTTCAACAACAACATCTACTGCTCCAATATACATTAGACCATCAAGAGAAAGATTTACTAATTATAAATTACAATTATCAAGACTTGAAAATCAATTATTGTATAGTGGTAGATTTGATATTCCAGATGTTGATGACGAGAAAAGGGATTTCACATACATAGTGCCTTGGCCAAAAACAATAGATGGATTTAATCCTGATACAGATGGTTCTGCGTTTGATGCTTATAAAGATAACATACTTCTTCTGGCTGGGAATGTTGATTTAGATAAGACAGATATTATGATTAAAACCGTAATACCAGAAAACTATCTTGATTTTGATACTGATACAGAGATTTATAAAAAGCTTATTTCTTCATACGCAAAACAGTTTGATGAAATCAAAAACTTTATAGACAACATAGCATATGGTCATACGATAACATATGATGGGGAAGAAAATATTCCTGATAAGTTTTTAGTAAAACTTAGTAACTTGCTTGGATGGAAGCTGTCAAGCTCTTTTAGTGAGATAGACCTTTTTGAATACCTGGCAGATGATGAAAATTCTGAACAAAATTCTTTTGCATATTACAATGTAGAAATTTGGAGAAGAATATTGGTTAACATAAACTGGCTTTATAAAAAGAAAGGAACTAGAGACGCAATTCAATTTATTTTTAAATTGATTGGAGCTCCAGATTGTCTTATTTCTTTTGATGAATTTGTGTATGATATAAATTCAACACTTACTTCTTCAGTAGGGCCAAATAATTCTGTTAGCAAATCAAATTCAAGAGGATTTATAAACTATGATACAAGCCAGTACATTTTCCAAGAAGGCGGAAAAGGAAGAGGTGATGGACAAAGATATATTAATCAATGGAGGCCAGAATTTAATCCAATCAAGAGGGCTGACAATGTAAAGGTTCAAGTTGGATTGACTGCATTCACTGGTAGTGAAAATGTAGTAAACACAAAAGAGGTAGTGGCAAGACTAGACCCTGCAAAGGGTGTAGAGTGTGATGTTTTTGAATGGTATCAATTGAGCGGTACTTGCTGGGTATGGGGAAGTCCTCTAGCTCCTCCGTTTAGTGCTAATACAGTTCCTTTCGAATATGCAATTCCTAATTGTGATTTTGTTAATCCATCTTCAATAACTGGAATGACTCTTAACGATTATATTAAATACATATATTCATCGAACATAGAGACTAGAAACAGAAAGACAAATTCTCAAGTTCATACTTCTTGGGGTTACCCAGAACTTAAGAGAATATATTTGAATTATTTCTATCTTTCTCAACCAATATCTAATCGACTTACAATTAAAAAACTTGAAGCTTATCTTAATTTGTTAGAAGTTAATTTTAACGATTATTTATTTCAATTAATTCCTGCTACATCAATTCTTGAACATGGTACAGTTTATAGAAACACAATATTTCATAGACAAAGATTTGTCTATAAAGAAGGGATTAATGATGGCTCAGAATTCCAAGTATCTCTACCACCAGAAATAAGACCAGTTATTACACCTGTTCAAGTAAATTCAGTTATTAATGATTTCTTACAAGATTCTCTTACTCCAATAGTAATAAATAGTGGAGTTAGTCAAGGTATAAATCCATCTATAACTGCTGTTAAAATTGTTGGATATGTTAATCAAAATAATCTTTCATCTGAAATTGATACATTCGATATGGATGGGGTTATTCAAATACCAATTACACAAGTAACTCAAACACCATTGCCATAATATGATATATAGAGAATCAAAAAAATCAACAACTGGAGACGAAGATAGCGTAGTTCAAAGTTTTACTCATAATATTTATTATGATTCTTCTGAATCTATTATTTCTCCATTTATATTTGAGGTTCCACAATACTCAACAGTTGGTGGAACAACAGATTACTATGGACAAAATCCTCTTGCTATATTTACAAGTCTTGTAAAACCTTTCATAAGATATGATTTCAGCGAAAATACAGATAGTTTTGGTCCAGACACTTTTATAAAACATGACATTTATAGAATCAGTTGGGATATGTATAGTACTATTCAAGACGGTCTTAAAACGGAAAGCGATGAAACAATTCAATCAGAAAATGATATAGTAGAAACTATTGAAGAGGTTGATGAAGTCACTGGTGAAGTTAAAATTAAAACAATAAGAAGAAATATTAGTGAACTTAAAAATACTATTAATTCTTCTAGGAAGACTGATAGCAAAACTGCTAATAGAAATGCTGGTAAAGTTACAAACCCTACAATAGCTGACCTTCAAAGTCAACTTCTTATTCCTGTGATTTCAATTACAGCAGCAACAACTGGTATAACAACAAATATTTATGACTTCCAACCTGAACAATATATTAAAAATCTTGGAGAGCATAAGCAAGAATTATATCAAGATAGAGACCAATATATAGTAGATACAAATTTCATATTTAATAGAACTTCTACTACTGGATTGAAAGACGTTAAATCAATTAATGATGCTGGTAGAGTAGTTGATGGTGATGCTTATAAATCTGTAACTGTTACTGAAACAACAACAGATAGACAAAATATTGATAGAGGTGAATTTGCTGGTCTTAACTTTGCTGCAGGTGAATATTTTTCATACTTTGAAGTTCCAGATAAACCAATTATTGAATACCCTTCGCCAGATGGACAAATTGATACATTTACTCCAGAGATATTCTGGTCAAATGGAGAAGGGGCTGATGAATACTTAGTTCAAATAACTTACAATACTGGAGACACAGGATTTACTGGTACTATATTTTCATACCCTATTCCTAAGTCAGATGATTTTAAAGAAGAGGCTGTGAGTAAGACAAAGAGTCCTGATACAGAATTCACAGCATCTAAGACCATTAGAAAATTTCAAACTTCTCTTAAGACGGGCCAGTGCTTGTTGTATAGGGTTGGTAATGTAAAGGTGCTTAAAAATATATATGATGTAAGACAAAGTGTTGTTACTTTCTCTGAATATAAAAGTATATGTACACAAACGAATCCAATCAATACATTTGTGTTTACAGAATCTGATAGTCCATACTCAATTGACATTGCTGGACTTGTAACTCCACCATCTCTTGATTCTGAAAGTATTCTTGCAGACTATGTACTTAGCGGTACAGTAACTGGAAGTACAATAGATGGAGCTTCAATGACTCTTATATATCCTAATGCAAGCTTTATAACACAATCAACTGACGCAAGTGGTGGATTTGTATTCACTTCATTAGAAGCAGGTACATACACACTTAATACAACTTATAGAGGGTACGTTGCAGATAGTAGACAAGTTGTTGTGAGTTCAGATACAAATTTAGACTTTTATATTGAAATTGCTTGGGATAATGATTATGATATTTGGGCTGTGAAAGAAAATGATATAATTAAATATTAAAGAAACTATTTATAAGAAACTAATATAAAAATGACTGGAGAATTAATAGCAACGGGTGTCACCTTTGGAGCAGGTAGAAAGGCAATAAACAGCGCTTTTAGCGGTACTGCACAATTTAATAATGTAGTGCTAGATTCTGGTGGAAACTTATCTGCTGGTACTGGTGGTGGAACTATTACTTCAGGTGGAACCGACCTTTATAATATATTCTTAACAGCTGCAGATGGGAATGACATCACAAGAGTTCAACCAGGAACAAATATGTCAACTGGTGGAACAGGGACCCTTCCAGTTATAAGTCTTCTTGACGATATTATATTAAACTCAATTAGTGCAACAACAATATCTGCACAAACAATTAATTTAACAACACTAAGAGGGTTTAATAATCCTTCAGTTGGTAGTTATGACCCAATAACAGTTGAAGATGGTATTTATATGAGCGCATGGGCAAACTTCTCTGGAGGTAATGGTAATGGAGTTATTTACTCTGCAAACACAGACCTTTATACTATATTCTCAACAACTGGAGGAAATCTTTGGTCTGCATCAACAGGAGTTAATGCTATTATACCTAATAATGGAAGTGGTAATAATGCAGGGGCAACTAATTCCTCTATTTTAGCAGGTTCAACAAATTCTATAGACCCATCTTCATTTAGGTCTTCTATATTAGCAGGCTCAGGGATAACTGCAACAATTGAAGATACTGCATATACTCAAAGATTATATACAGATGAATATATAGATTATAATCCACAAACAACTCTTCCAAGCGCTGTTGCAGGTAGAATGTTCTTTAGTGGTGGTTCATTAAACAGAATAATGTACAATACTGGAGGTACTGCTTCTGATTGGATTATAATCTAAATTAAATACCTTGAGAAAGGTTGAAGAATGTTTGAGTTCTATTGATATTATCTCTTTCTTCCTTAATATCAACTCTACCATCACTAGTAACTTTCTTTCTAGTAAGTAAATTGTATTGCTTATAAAGATTTCCATTTTCATCAAAGATAGAGTAAACTCCATTTTCAAGGTCTCTTGTAGATTCTCCATAAAGAGCATAACTAAGTGTTTTAATACTTTGGTCAACCATCTCAATTTCAATCATCTCTGCATCAAAAAATGTATTCGATAACAGGATTTGTTGTCCAGATTTTCCAAGGTCAGGACTAACCTGGCTTGTAAGAAGACTTGCTTCATCTGGAGTAAGTGTAAGAAATAATTGATTTCCATTAGGGTCTAAAACATAAGTTGTAGAACTATTGTTTGTTGTATTGTTATTTGGATTAACAGAAACAAGGTCAGAGCTTGTAATGATTCTATGGAAGTTTTTAATCTTCACATTATTATCATCAAAATATTCTAATTGGTATCCAGTAAGAGCTCCCGTACTTTGAAATTGTAATTTTGGTATTACAATCCCTTTCTTTGAAATTTGAATTTCTGTATCATTATTTGTGATTACAAAAGAACAGTCAACAATTTCTGTCTGAAAAATTTTTGGTCTTATCTGAAGTAAGTAAAATCCAAGCTTATTAAAAATGGATGCAGGCAATCTTAGTTTGTATCCACCATCTCCACCAAGCATTTTTCTAAATTCGTTATTTGTAACGCTATTAAAAAGTGGTTTAAATTGAACGTCTCCTAAAGACTCTCTATTAGGTGAATAAGAATAAAGAACATCAACATCGTTAAAGTCGCAGTCTGCCAACTTAACAGACCCATAAGTACCTACTGCCATAATTAATTGTTTTTATATAAATAATCAGAAATAATTTTATCAATATTTTTAATTTCAAAATATGGAATTCTTAAGAGTCCTATATTATTGCCTGAACAATACTTATTCTTTATCTCATCTCTTTGTTTCATTTCTTCAAATTTTATTTTTGCTACAGATTTGTCAAAATACAACCTCCAAGGTTCATAATGATATTCTCCATCATATTCTATACAAGTGTTATAATCTGGTAAATAGAAATCAAATTTAAGATGTCTATTTGTTTTAAAGTTTCTACAATCATTAAAAACCTTTTGCCTTTCAAAATTTACATTATTTTTCTTTAAAAATAAAGCCACTTTTCTTTCTCCTTTAGATTCTGAGCATTTTTGACACCCAGAACCCATAAGGTGTATATAAGGCTTTTGTTTAAATTTCCCATGTATTGGACATATTATATCAATATGTTTATTATATTTTTTATAAACAACTTTTGAATAATTGTATTTATCTTCGTGTTTTTCAGACGCATCATTTATAAAATCTTGAGTAGTCCTTCCTAGTCCAACACACCTTGGGCATCCTTGTTTTTGATTTATATGGTCACACGGCTTTTGAATAAATTCTCCATGTTTTTTGCATATAATTTTAACTTTCGTTTTGTTATTTTTATAATTAATTAATGAATAATCATATTTATTTCCATGAATATTTTTAGAATTTTGTATAAATTCATTAATACTATTTTTTTTATTTCCTGCACAAATAGGACAGCCTTGATTTTGTGAAATATGATTATTAGGAGTTTGTTTAAAAACTCCATGATTTAAACATTTAATATCTATTTTAGTTTGAGAATTTTTATAAATAACTTTTTTTACAAATTCTTTTGTTGTTAATTTCTTTGGCATATATTATAAATATACTAAAAATTAAAAAATCTACATCTACTAATTTAATTAGAGTATTCTTTCAAATGCTAGTGAAGTCCAAGCTATTTCAGTTTGTGTTCCAGGGTATACTATTGGGGCGCATGTCACACCTATAGTTTTACCACTTGGTAAAAACTCTGTACTAACATACCTAGACTCTTCAGATGGGGTAGGGCCATCTCCGACTCCATTATTAAGGTAGTTTATATTGTTATCAGATAATACTGCAAAACCATTTATTCTTGCGTGACCACTTCCATTAGTGACAGATATTGCATCTGGAGGGTTTGATGGGAAGTTCCAGTTATTGTTTATATATGCATTTAATGGAACACATGTTTTAGGGCTATTATAATTTGGATAATTATCCCAATTTGCAAGAACCTGATTGTATGTTGTTACCAAATTATGTTGATTGGTTGAACCAGTAGCTCCAGATAAACTATAAGTTTCTTTAAATATATGATTACCAATATTTATTGATTTACTAGTAGTAGGAAAGTTATTAAAATCTTTAAGAGAAAATGTTCTTTCTGCATAATCAGTTTCAATAATAAATTCATATTGAGCTTCTGAAAGAGTGTCTACTAATAAAGTTTCTCCAGCAAGAATTGTTCCCCCAGATAATAATGTATCATTAGCTGGAAGTGTCACATTATAATCAAATGCGTCTATATCAAGAGTAACAGATTGTCCTGGGTTTATCTGGTTTCCATCTATAACAACAGCATATTGCCCTCTGTTAACTGTTTTTAGTCTAACGTCTCCATATGCGCTTGTGTTTGGATTTTGACCAAAAAATATTTTATCATCATACCCTGTTACAACATTAAATTGATTTGTGATACTTGCTCTTATGCAATTACTTCCACAAACAGATGCTGGACCAGTGTAAGTAGTAGAGATTTTAGTGTTAACACTATCTCCAAATTTCAATAACATTGTTTCATCTGAACTTGATGTGCTTAATTCTTGATTATTATTAGCATGCCTTAGATTTGTTATATTTTGATTGTTGAATCCTCCGATTTGAGTATAAAGCTCTTGAAAATTTACATTTATAAACCTAGACTCTGGAGAGTTGTCAAATATTTTAAATTCTGCCTTGTTTACTGGGAGTGGGTATAAAGGTGAGTTAGATGTAACTATGTTTGCATTAATAGGATTTGAAAGACCTATTTGAAGTGTCTCTGTTCCTTCTATTACTCCATCATCTGTAGTTTGAGCTGTGAAAAACTTATCTTGCTCTCCAATTGCCCAAGTTAAATTTGAACTGCCAATAATTGAATAATCGTTACTACTTGTTGTAGCGTTTGTAAAATTAACTGTAACGCCCTCTACTCCAAATATGCTAGGATTATCTAAAGAAACCATAAATTCTTTTGACAATCCTTCAGTAGTTGAAAATGTGAGAGTGTTTGCGCTTGTTATATTGCTTATCTGATAATTTCCTCCTTGTGGGTTTATGAAAACTTCTTTTAGGTCAGTAAGGTCAATAATATACACAGTACTTGTTATGAAATTTCCAGGATTTACATTTATAAAAGTTCCTATGATTAGGTCAAAAGTTTCACTTGCTGTATTAAATTGACCCTCTTCAATAAAATCTGAATTTGCTAAAAATCTAAGTGTATGAGTTTGCTGTCCAGCAGAAAAAGTAAGAGTCTTCGGATATGTTTCTCCAAGTAAATTAATATCTGGAGGAGTTGCTGTTTGATATACAATATCAACATCGACTTCCTCATACCCATTAACACTAGGTGTGCTTAAACGCACCTCAAGTTCAACAATTTGTCCTTCTTTTACATAAATCGACCCTCTATTAAAACTAACATCTAACAAGTCTAAAGAGTATATAGCATTCTCATCAGTCTCAAGATTGAGGTCTACAAAGCATTGTAATATTGTATGTACTGTACTTCCTGTTGCCATGTTAATTTATTATTTTAAAAGGTCCCACAACTATATTTATTGGAGGAGTGTTATTCGGAGGAGCTGTTGGTCCTGAAGGAGTTGTTGGCCCTGAAGATGGTGGTCCGCTAGGTGGTCCGCTAGGTGGTCCAACTACTATAGGGCCTACAACTTTAGGAGGACTTATAGTTAATGCACTTAGAATACTTACAACCTCTTCGCATGCACTAAAAGTAAGTCTACACATTTGCTTAGCATTTCTTTTTATGAATACTGGTATGTAATAACTTTCTTCAGTTGTAAAAGTTGTAAGAGCTGGTATTGTATTTACTCTTCTTGTTGAATTATTAATGCTTAAAGGAATTTTGTCTAAACCTTTCTTAGGGGCAACTCCATCCATAACATGTATATGATTATCAGATATAAAAATATTAGAAGTTCCTGACAAGCTTGCATTTAATACTGAACCAGAAGGGGTTTGATTATTTAGAATACTTGATGTATAATAATCATTAAATACATTTGCCAACTTTTGGTCACTACCATAAATTTCTGCAAACTGTATAGCATTTGTGCTACCAGTTAAATAAGAAAAGAAATCATTTATCATGAAATCATTAAACCCATTAACATCGGCTAAGAATCCTCTAACATTAGATGGATTCACAATTCCACCACCTAACCCTTGAATATTATTCACCTGGTATCCACCAACAGTTGTCAATGTGGACGCACTAGAAGAATCAGCTGTTGCTGAAAAACTAAAATTCATTAATAGCGTGTGTCTTTGCATTATTATTTATTTACATCTATGTTAAAATACTTAGCTTTTGAAACTAAGTGTCCAGCTACAAAATTAACTTCATCAATATCATCTTCTGTAACCTCATTTGGAGTCCCTTCATTCCAAGGAAATTCATTTACACCAACTTCATCATACCACTTTCTTAAGTCATTTCCATTAAGCTGTGCAACATCTGGTCTTTTAATTCTTATAAAATTGAGCATGGCAGAAGTTAATTCCAAACCTCTATTAACTCTATTTCTTTTTACTTCATCAAAGAATCCAAACTCAATGAAGTATGGATTAAATCCTTGTCTTTGAATTGGTTTTATTTCAGTTTCTTTTTCTACATCAACATACTCATGTATTTCATATGTCTTTTTTAAAAATAAAGGTATTTGAAAATCAAACTCAGGAACACCATTGCTTTGACTTCCATCTTTATAAACAAAATTCCAAGCACCTGGTACTCCAGACATTGGTATTGTGTCTACATATATTTCGTATTGTTGTATGTTATCTATCTTATCCATCAATTATAAATAATTGTAAATTAATTTATGGCACAAATACTAATGCAGGATTAAATCCTCCTAAGAAGTTTCTTGCAGGATTGGCTCCACCAACAAGCGAGCTAGGAACAATTGTATTAACTCCGATTGGGCCAAGAATAGTTCCAGCAATAACTTGTTGATTATATTGGTTTGATGCTGTTGTAGTAACAGAGGCGTTTGATATATTAGTTATTTCAAAAGGAACTCCTGGAATCTTAGCTTCTAAATAAATTGTTTGAGCTCCTGGAATTGCTGGATTTCCATTTGCATCTTGACCTTCTATCGGTCCAAATTGGGTTACTGGAGCGTTTCCAAAATCTAAAATATTAGACATTTGCGAGTTAACTCCACCATATGTTCCGCCATTAACTGAAACATTACTTCCCCATTTCCAATCTTGGAATTGCTGGAAAGAGTTATTAGAATGAGAGAATGTTGTGTATGCACCAGTTGTTCCAGTTCTAAAATCAAATGAACGATTAGAGTTTGAATTTTGTTGAAGCAATTGTTGATAGGTTCCGTTTCCGCTTCCTATTCCTGGTATTGTAAGTATAGTTCTTTGAGCTATAGGTACATTTAATATTGGGTCATCAGTACACGGCTCTGTTAATAATTTCTTAGGATAGAATGCTGCTGATAAATAATCAGATTCATTAGTTTGTTTTCCTGGAAGTAAATTGCTACTATATAAAACAGTACCATTCACATAAGCTTCTCCAATTTCCATAATAAAATTAGAAGGATTAGGAGTCACATTTTGAATTGACCAAGTTTGGTTATTTGCAACAGTTGTGGCAACAGTTGTTCCTGTGATAAATGTACAGTTTTGAATATTGCTATCCCAATCTCTCATAACTAAATCAACTCCTGTAATTAAATAATTATCAGTTGCAGATGAAAGTGCTGGGACTGGTGAATTTGGAATTACTACTCCTCCATAACCAGCTTTATTTACTATAATTTCATACAAGCAACTATTGTTTGCATTTGAATTTGCAGCAAGCTTAACTTCCAATGGGATTTGGTCATAAAAAACAAAACTATCCACTTCTTCAACAATAGGTATTTTGTTCGGGTCAACAGGTCCAAGCGCAGGACCTTTTGTTTCTAGTGTTGAAAAATCTACAGGAACACCTGAGCTCTTAGATGTTATGGTAATTATCTTATTATTATCATCAAAATCAAAAGTCCATGGAATTTCAAGATTTTTTAAAGTTAGTGGATTTAGAGAAGTAAATGCAAGTTTTGCAGAAACATAATTAATACCATTATTCGTATTAAACTGCACTCCATTTATAAACATAGAACCATGATTACTGCTTTGAACGTTTATTCCAGAACCAGAAAATATAACATTTAATTTTTGAACCTGTGTTCCATCATATTGTGAAGACAAGTTATATGTTTTAACTTGACCAGATAAAAATAACTCTTCTAATGATACACCAAGAGAATTATTAATTGGCAAGACAGAATCTCCACCTTTATTTTCTATTGATAAAGTGTATGTATCGTTTGGATAAAACTCTTCATTTCTTCTTTCATATTTCAATCCATTTCTAAGAATAGAGAAAGAGTTTGTATGAACTGGATTAGGGTTGTTTGAGTTAAAATAAGTTCTACCTGAAAATACATACCTATTTCTATACAATTCTCCAAAATTATAATTTGCATAATGTCTAGGAGTTTCATCATGTATATTTGCTGCGTGAACTGTTGTAAGTCCAGACTCAACTAATTGATAGTTTGACATATTGATGAATAGACTTTCAGAAAACTCTGGGAAATCATCATTTAATCCATTAAATGTAAATGTCTTGAATTGTTCTCCAGTAGCATAAGAAATTGTTGTCGGGAAAGTTACTGGATTTCCTGATAAAGATACGCTATAATCTCCAACTTTAGCTGTAACTAATTCTACATCTAAATCAACAATCTCGTTTCCAAAAGGACTTGGCTTATCTAATTCTACTGTTATCTCTACAGAGTTTCCTTCATTAACATTACTTTCTGCTTCTTGGAATTGTATGATAGCTTTTTTCTCTTCAACTATTTCAATATCTTTTTTAATCCAATGCTTGTTGTAGAAGAATGGAAAGTCATTTTCAATTTCTAAGAATCCTGGATTATTAAGACCTATGTCTACAGTTTGTGTCCCATATTCAACAAAGTCTCCATCAAGAGTATAATATACAACTCTCTGCTCAACTACTTGGTCGCCATATGAAATATAGTCTCCAGTTATTTTCATATAAGCAACATCAGCATCGTAGTTATTTAATTCAAGCAAATACTTTCCTCTCTTTTTTCTGAATACATTTTTCTCATCATAAATAAGAGGAGTAGTAGCAACTGTTGAATGGAAGTCTGTGAGACCAGAATCTTTATAAACATCAAATGAAAAAGAATCTAAATCAATAATGTTAGAATCCAGTATTCCATAAATTCTAAAATCTCTCGATGCGTTTCTCTCTTTTCTAAATTGTTCAGCAAGGTCGAAGTTGTTATCATACTTATCTTTTTTAATTTGATTAAAGGTATGCTGTAGATTTACATTAATAAAAATGTCATCCAAACCTTTAGTTATGATGTCCTCGCTTGCTAATACTATTTTTTTCTTGTCGTCCATTTATGAGTGAAGTAAAGTTGTGTTGTTTTCGATAACCATTCCAGCGACTCCAAATCCAAATGGATTAGATGTATTAGCATTACTAACAGTAGTACAGTTAATACCAAGACTTGAAAGTCCTGCACCTCCTCCAGAGTGTTGTGTTTTAAGATAATATGATGGAGCTGTTATACCAGCAGCCATCCCTATTGCAACAGTTCGAAGTGATGGTCCACTCTGATAAATAGGAGAACTATATACTACTCCAATTTCATAAAAAGATATGTCATATCTGTTTGTATTTATGTTAAAATTACTATTACCTGGAAGTTTAACAGCTGTATATTGCAAAGCTAATCTAAGGTTCACAGGTGCGTGAGAAGCTGGAGAGTTTCCAAATATATATAATATTTCACCAGGTTTTAATAAACTTGTTCCAGTATGATAACCTTGTGTTGGTGTCCAAACTGGGTAACCTAAGCCAGTAGGGTTAAGAAAATATGGAATATTTACATTTATTTCTCCACGATTTTTTATAGAAAACCATCCACCAGCATTTATTCTTTCTGCACTACCAGCACTTGTGTTTAATAATGAATAAGTAGGAATCACAAAAGGTTCAATAGGAGTTAAATTGTCTGAACTTGGGTCTATAACTCTAAAGAAATCAACTCCAGCATTCTTAAGGCCATTAGCTCTATCTAAAGCAAGAGCTGGGTCTTGGGTTTGAATATTGTATATATCATTTCTATGTGACGGACCACTCCAAAGTCCATCAGAATATAAGAAACCAGTAGTTCCTGGTCCAGGAGTAGTTGTAGAACCACCTAATCCTTGCCCATGAGTAACATCTGGCTTAAACAAAGCTTCTCCTCCACCCCAAGGGTATCTTGCAACTCTTGGCCATCCATCTGGTCTACAAAAGTATCCGTAGCCACATTCAAGTCTTTGATATTTTTCTCCTCCAACAACTGATGATGTTCCTATAAAATTAGTGAACCCTCCAGTCTGAAAGTTTGGATTTGATGGTTCGAATCCATTTGAGTATGATTCATTAATAGCTACTCCAGATTCATATTTATACATATAATTTTTTGTAATAGCATGCGCAACTCTGTTTGGAATCCAAATATTGAAGGCTGGTTGCATACCAAATCCACCAGCTGTTGTAGTTTGGGAGTCAACTAAGTTTCCAATCATATCACCATCAGAAAAAGAAGGCTCATTAAGGAAGTATAATCCATTACCTGGAGCTGTCTCTGTTCTACCATTTGTTTTATCTGAAATAAATCTTGATTGCGTTGGCTTTGATGGTATTGAATATTGATTTGGGTATTCAGTTGACCAAGGTTTTTCGTAAGGGAATTTATTTAAAGATTCACTTGATTCATCTTGAGCTAATATATTATCATTAGTATGGGTAAGATTATAGTGACTATATGCATGAGAACTATCTTGATGATAAGTTCCAGACATTCTTGAAACCCCTTTATTAGAGTTAGAAAAAATTTTTAATTGATACGCTGATAACCAAACGCCTTTTTGATTTGGCATAGGAACTCCATCCTTATCAGTCCTAAAAGCATTAGGGTCATATATATTTGCTGGCAATTTTATTATAGATATTCCATGTTTGAAAAAATCAGCCTCATCTTTTACTTGAGTAAACTCTTGATGCCAGTTTAGTAATTGATTATTAACCTTGTCTAAATCATTTGGAATAGATGTCATTTTTATTTGAGTCTTAGGATAGCCCTCCTTAGCCATATTCCTAATACCTATTTTAAGGCTATTTGCGGCACTAGATGCTACAGCTGCCTCTAATTTATTGCCACCTACAGATACAGGTGGGATAAGATACGTAGTCCACTTCCTAAGGTCCATATTAACTGTTACATTTAACTCTGTGTATCCAGTTTGTATTGTTCCCCAAGCAGGAACGACTTCTATAGGAAATTGTTTAAATGAAAAGTTTGGAATTTGGTCAATCACTGCATCTTCATCTGGCGGGAAAGGAAAGAAGTTAAGAGCAATTTCATCTCTAGTCAAACCTTGTTTCATAAGGTCAACCTCAAACATAACAATTTGACTTCCAAGAGGAGCATCATAAATTACAAATTCTCCTTCGTCATTTGTAGTTGTTATATATTTGTACTGGTCTGGCACTGAAGTAAATTTAGATGCAGACCTAAGTAAAGTTTTTTTATCAAGATTAAATGATTCAACATTAAAATAATCTTGCTGCTCAGCTGATTCTTTAACGTTAAGAAATATTCTATCTCCATCATCACTAAAAGAAGATGTAGTTGGAAAATCCTCTGAAGGATTAAATAAGCCAACAGGAACATTTCTAAGTGGTATTCTAATTCTATTTCCCTCTGGGTCTCTAATAGTTTGAAGTGCCATTAATTTGCCAAACACTACCCCAGTCTTTGCCTCTTGAACTGGCATACTATTTATAAAGTTGTTGTAGATATTAAGAGTATCAAGAGTTCCAAATGTTCTTTGTAATTTTATATCAACATAAAAATCATCAATTTCATTATATGCTGAGAACACATAACTTGTAGGAGATGTTGTAACTGCTGTTCCAATTGAATCATAAATTGATTGTTTAAATTCATTTTCAATTCTATTAATCGTCCCAGATTCAAGTATTTGATTTACATCTTGAACGTAAGAATGTCCTGTCACAAAATTTGTTGATGTTGATGTAAGGGGTTGATAGATATTATTTGGGTCTAACTTCCAAAGATTCAGTCCATCAAATGTAGATATTTCAATTGGTATGTTAAAGTTATTGAGAGTAATAATAGAGGGAGCGTATTCAATAACAGGATTTCTCTCTAATATTTCTGTATTGTACGCTAAGTGTGTACTAAAAAATATAAGAGTAGTTCCAGATGTGAACTCTTTTATAGTTATTTCCTCTCTTTGAATACTCATAATTCTTTTATTCTAAATATAAGCAAAGAAAAAACTGTATTAAATAGTTAATCTTATTTTTCTAAATTTATAATGCTTTAATTAAAGTGTTGTAGTTGCATTATCAGGAGAACCAGAAGCAGTTCTGATTTTTATATCCCTCTCAGGAAGTCTAATTTCAAACATAGAAATAGGAGTTCCTATTATAGCATTATCAAGGTATCCAAATTGAGTTCTAAATACTCCAGTATTAGGGTCTTGAGTTCTATTAAAGTTAGCTTGTGAATGCACAGTATTTGAATATTCTCCACCTTCTAAATTAAAGACTCTAATATCAACAACGTTAATAATTCCTGGAATATCTCTTAAGAAATCTGTAAGTTGAGATATATAGATATTTTGATTCATTTGCCACTTTGATACATCGAAGTAATCCTTTATAGCGTTTATAGCTTGAGATTTAACTTCACTAGCATTAAATGTTTTATCAACAAATAAGTCAGCTTCAATTTGAAGGTTTACAATTTTTCCATCATTAATTTCAACATAATCGTTAATCATTCTATAAGGAACTAAATATCTTTGTAGATTTTGTTTTATAACACTTGTAGAGGCCGCAACAAGTTTTCCTGCACCATCTTGTGTTAAAATATAGAATTTAACTTTATTATCTTCTACTTTAGCAAAAACTCTAAATGGAGCTCCAAACTTTCCTGGAATCTGAAATGCTCTCGAAACATAATCATCTAATATAACAGTTCTATTTTGAGCAGCATGATTTGCGCCAATATAGCTTTTAACTTCTTCTACAGAAGGAAGCCCTACTCCACCGATAGCTGGAACTGGGTTATTAGCTCTTGTAGAAGATACAACTCCTTGAACTAATGTTTGATTAGCTCCTTGTGATTGACTTTGTATATTTGAAACTGAATTAAGAACATTAGAGCCAACATTACTAAGAGGCCCTCCACCAGCTTTATATTTTATAAAAATAGTTGTATTAGGCATTACTTGTAATCCAAGTGCAGTATTATTTAAAACATCAGAAACATCAAGAGCGTTTGAGTCTGGGCATGCAATAACATTTGTCAGGCTATCAATATATGCTTCATAAGCATCAACATCTTCTTCTCCACCACCAAAAGTAAGAACACAAGAACCATCTGAAAGGAAATCCTTTTCAAATCTTCTCTTCACCTCAACGTATCTACCAGTTTTTACTCCATTAACACCATCAACAGTATCATCTTCTAAAAATACTTTATTCTCTGGAAGGTCTTCTACTTCATAATATTTTAAATCAAAATCATTAAATTCAGTAAAAGAAGGAGTCCTTTCTATACCAAGGCTATCAATAGCTATAACATCAATTACTTCAAGAACGTTTTTGTCTGGAAGTTCTATTTGAAAAAATGGTTTTGCTTGATTTGCTGTGATTTCTACTTTAAAAATCTTTGTAACTCCAGCCTTAACTTTCTCTCTCTTAAGTATTCTATATCTAATTAAATCTTGATTACCATTTAATATAGGTGTAATTGTTCTATTAGCAATTCCATCTTCACTAAAATCACTTGAAAAATCTATTTCATTAACAGTGCCAAATGTTTGTCCAGCTCCTTTAACTTTCATATCAGGTCTGTATACTGGAAGATAACTTGTGTCTGGGCCGTTTGCTGTTGGTGGAACTTCTATAATTATTTCAGCAAGAGTTATTGCTGGTCTAACACCTGGCGGCTTATACCCTTTTGTCTTAGCAAGCCTATAAGCGCTTCTTCTCTCTTGAACTCCGTCAATGAATAATTCATTAAATTTCTTATCAGTAGCATAAGATAACAAATCACCAACGTAAGCATTAAGCTCTACTAATGCCATACCTGGAGAAGTTACATTAAAATCCTGCCATTGTTCTGGGAAGAAAGTTTTAAGGTAATTGATTAAATCCTCTCTAATTGAGGTAAAATCTCTACTTAAATAATTTACTGTTACGGTCTTTTGTTCCATTCTGTCTTAATTATGTGTGAACATCTACTCCAGCTTCACCTGGTTCAACTGGTATTATCACGCTTACGCTATCATTAACTCCGCCTAGGTCAACGATTTTATAAATTACTTTAACTTCCAATAAGTTTTCATTTTCAGTAAATGTGAACACTACTTCTACAACTTCAACTTCTGGAATAAAATCTCCTATTTTTTCAATAATTTCGCCCTTAAGCAATGTAGAAGACATATCATCCCACGGTTCAAATATGTAATCCCAAAGAGGAGAATATAAATTATTATGCATAACCCTACTCCTTCTCTTAAGTGTAAGCAGTGCAATTAGATTAGTCTGAATTGCTTCTTGCGTGGTTTCATTAGCCATGAATAAACCACCAGAGTTAGTTTCTTTAAAAGGAAATTTTATACTTACAGCCATAGGTATGCTTTGTTTTAATATAAATATGCTGACAAAAAAAATAAAGAGTTAGAGTTGTTATAAAAAATAAATAAATGAATATTTATAATAAAACGTTTTATGGGAATTTTCAGAGTATATCCAGAGAAGAGCAATTCTATTGCTTCAGGAATCTATCAGAGCTTCAACTCTGGTCAAAATGCTGTTACAGATTTATGGTATGGAGGGGGAGGTACTGATAGTGCCCCAGAGAAAAGGAATTCTATTAGTAGATTTATGGTAAAATTTGACCTTGACGAGCTTTCAAGTAAGTTAAATTCTAAAGAAATAAATGGCGACCTTATAGCATCTTACAAACTTAAGATGACAAATGCAGTGCCAGGAGATAGAATACTTGAACCTGAATTTGAATATGATGTTCTTAATAAAAAAATATCAGCTTCATTTGACCTAATTACATTTCCAATAAACAAAGATTGGGATGAAGGTAGAGGATATGACCTATTCCAAGAAAACTATCTTGTAAGACAAAAGGGAAACCCTCTGGCAACTGGATACTCAATCTGGAACTCTGCTACTTTAATGACAAGTTGGGATGAGAGCGGTATATTTACAAATCCAACAGCCTCTACAGCTGTAACATCTTATTCAACACAACACTTTGACCTTGGTAATGAAGATATTGATATGGACATTACAGACATTGTTAACGATTGGCTTAGTGGTGGCTCTGTAAATAATGGATTAGGAATTGCTTATAGAAGGGATTATGAACTGCTAAGTACAGATACAAGATATATATCTTCATTTTACACAGATAAAACAAACTCTTCATTTAAACCATATATAGAAGTAACTTATAATCAATCATTTCAAGATGATAGACTTCAAGTTTCTAACAATAGAACATCAAGATTATTTCTTTACACATTTAGTGGAAACAATGCTGTGAATTATTTTTCAGCTGGAACTGTTACCATAAAAAATATGTCAACAAACGTTAATGTATTCACTGGACTTACTCCAACTCAACAAGAGAATGGTGTTTATTATGTAGATGTATTAATGAACTCTGCTACTCGTGGACAACAATATAAAGATGTTTGGAATGATATTACTTTTGTTCCTGGCGTTGACCAACAAAGTATAGAACAAATCTTTACAATAAAAGATAACTACTTTACTAGCAACACTCCTGATGTAAACGAATATTCAATAAGCACTTATGGTATTGGAGATAATTCAATATTATCAATAGGAGAAACTCACAAAGTATTTGTTGACCTAAGAGTTAATTACAGTAGTAGAAATCAACCTAAGACAGCATACGACCTTAAATATAGAATGGTCATGAATAATCAAGATGAGGTTATTCCTTGGACACCTGTAAATCAAGCTGTAATAAATAAATGTAAGAGTAATTATTTCGTTCTTGAAACTGGGTGGTTATTACACAACCAGACTTATAAGATTGAATATAGGATTGATGAGTTCGGAACAAAGAGAGTGCTTCCTGAGTCTACAACGTTTAGGGTAATAAGGCCTTCTGGTTTTTAATCAAGCTTATAAGACCTTCTAAAGCTTCTATAGATGCGAGATAAATATTTCTCCCTCTATCTTTATTGTCAAACTCAAGTCTTTTATGATATGTTCCTTCTGGAGTTGACATAGCAATATATATTGTTCCAGCTGGATTTTCTTCAGTTCCAAAACCATTTACATCAGCATACCCAGTTGTTGAAATAGAGTAGTCAGTATTCATTACTTCCTTTACTCTTTCAGCCATTCTACAGGCAACTTCAGCACTTACCTCAGTATGTTCGTCTATTAACTCTTTTTCTACTCCTAGGACGTTTATTTTAGCCTCATTACTGTAAACTACTATACCACCCTCAAAATAATTTGAGCTACCTGGTATTGATGTTAATAAATTGCTAATGTATCCTGCTGTGCAACTTTCTGCAGTTGAGATTTTACATCCCTTTTTTTGAAGTATTTTGCTAATTTTACTGACTAGTTCCATTATTTTGGCATGTATCCGTTATCTTTCAATTCTTGATTCGTTGGAAAGCCTAATTGTTCACCACAAAGGTTGCAGACTTTCATTAGCTTGAGAGCGCTTGATTCTGTATTTACATCTTTAATGTTAGTTTCAGAGTGCTTACAATTTTTTCTCAATTCTTTCAGAGCTTTTTCTGAATCTTTAATATTCTTATTCAGCTCTTCTTGTTTGTTTTTAATGTTATTATTCTCCATTAAAATAGTATTCGTTCAACATATCTCTCTCTCAATATCTCCCCTTTCAATAACAAATATATACAAAAATTGTATTATACTAAAGTTTAATTAACTCTTATGTGATTCGATATAATATTCTGTAATTCACCCTCAACTGTATAGGCAGATAATTCCTCTGATTCTGGGAATGGGACTAGCGGCATTTGTGGTGTATGTATGTGATTTAACATCACTTTTACAATAAGGTCAAGCAGTTTTACCAATTCATCTCCAAACACGGCAGGGTGAAGTGAATCAGCTATTTCTATAAATGATTTAAGGTCTTCATTCTTTTCAAATTCAGAAATATTGGTATCTCTAAATTTTCCTCTTGGAGAAAATAAATTAATGTTTGTAGATACTAAATTTGCTTGTGAATAACTTGGTATTAATTCATCATCACCATCATCATTTTCTTTTTGAATAAGTTGTAGATTAGATGGAGATTCTTTATTAACGTTGAGCGTTCCTTTGACGAACTTTCCAGCAACAAGAAAAACTTCTCTTGGTCTAAGTATTAAATCAGCATCTGTACGACCTTGAAGAGCTATGTCTCCAGCTTTTGGAAGTACTGTTGCAGCCTCTTCGTTCCCACTCTTGTTTTGATTAAGATTGAAATCTGTATATTTGAATACTTGATTTGCTTCTTTATAATCTTGGAACTTAAGTTTAAATTGACTGTTAGTCTGCGGCCCCATATAGTATCTAGGAGCAGAGTTATCATTAGGATTTTCAAGTATAATGTAAACCATTTCATCAACTAGCGGCATAATGTGAACATGATTCTGAATAAATGGTACACAAAATGGTAATTGTTCGTCTGGAGTATCTCTATCTCTACCTCCATTAACTCTACCTGTTTCATCAAGAGAAATTATACGAGCAACAATCCTCTTCATTCCAAGAGGGTCTTCATCTTTTACTACAATAGCTGGATAAACAATCCTTGAGGATTGATTTCCTTGAGAGGACGTTCCTCCTGCTTGCCCTTGCCCTTGCAATGCCGCTCTTGCTAAACTATCTGGTCTACCCATTTTATATATTTTTTATTTTCTCGAATACTTCAAGTTGTTGAAGTTCAATTTTATCTAACTCTGTGAATATGTCTTCAATTATAGCCATACCTTTTATGTGCTCATTACCAACTTTTTTCGTTGCATCTAGCTCATCAAGTGCTGTTTTTATAATTACTTTCTTCTCTTCGAATTTATCAGCAAGGGCTTGCGCCTCCTGCATCAATTCTTTTTTATTTTTCTTCACTTCCATATTAACTTGCTATTCCAACTCCACTATGAGGAACTGTTGTTGCTCCAACAGTAGAAACTGGTCCACCACCATTTGCTCCTGCAGCTGTAACTGTAGCTCCAGCATCTGTTGATATATCTACTCTCATATCTGATTGAATTGCTTCAACTATTACTTCCATCATGTGTTTCACAAAAAGTTCCATAACATTTGGAGTACCCCCAACAAGAGAACCAGTTGGTATTCCAACTTCGCTAAATCTCCTAGTCATTTCAGCTGTCATGATTTCTGCGCTAAGCCCTGGCCTTCCTTTTGCTGTAATAATTTGTTGAAGACTAGGTTTTGGTACAGGTATTCTATCTTCTTTTAATAAAAAAAGTAAAAAATCTGCTATCTCTTCTGATATGTTTAAGTTTGGTTCTATTCCTACTGTTGCCATGTTATTAGTTTTATGTTGTTTCTGCGTTTAGTATTCCATTTAAAGTTGAAGCTGCTGCTGCATATTTTTTCGCTTTAGCGGCTGATTCACCAACTTCTTTAAATACTGTAAATTTTAATTTTATCTTTTCTGTCTTTCTCTTTTGTTTTTCTATTGCTGTTCTTGCAAAGTAATTTCCAACAAGACTTTTAAATTCTTTAATCACAAATACAAGAAGCATTCTCAATAATTCTTTAAGAAGAGCATTTGCTAGAGTTTTAAAAAACTCCTGTTTTTCTTCTGGGTCTTGTGCTGCATTTCCAGCTGTATTCATAATGTCGCAATTACTATAAGCAACATTTGCTGCAGAAAGTCCTTGTCCAGCAGGAGATGCGTTTACTGCTGTAAATATTGGCCCCAAGAATGGAAACACTAAAGATGACATATAATTAAGCATCTTTCCAATTAATATTTCAAAGAAGCTTTTTCCAATTGCATTAGAATTTTCTTCATTGTTTATTTGTTGTCCTTGATTCTT